GGATGTCAGGGCACCCATTGGCTGACCGGCGTTATAGAATAGCTCTTCCCCATAAATCTTATATTTAGGGTTTGTAGCTACGTAACCCCGATCAACTAACAGACTTCTCCAGATAGCAGCCGCTGGTTCCCCGATAAAGGGTTCCAACAGTGCTACCTGAAGACTAACTGGCATCCTATCGGTAGCCGCCGATAAATCAAATGAAAAGTAGGGCCCCTTAGGGTACCGACTTAACAGGCGATCTAGCGGACGAATCTGGTTCCGAGTACCATCTTGAGGTATACATTCGAGCACTTGCAATAGATGGTCCCACAGTGGCTTAAAAAGTCACTGAGTGAAGGGATCAACCATTGCAAATACCCGAACTTTTCCCGCTGCTTCTTCCTTGAATCCTAGTCTTCCAAGAGTCCCAATTCTCGTACTTCCACTAAGTAGAGAAGCAGGAAACTTAGAAAACGAGTCGATTCTGTTCAGGAGACCAGTGTTACCAGTCAGCCGACACCAAGCTACTAACTTAGAGTAAGCATCAGGTAAACCAGCCCAAACATGGGCGGCTCACAACACTGCAGACGGAGAAGTGGACAAGGGACCCGGAATATCAGGGTCGCCACTTCTGGCCGCAGGAGTCGATTTTGAGATAAGGAAGGGAACAGCCCGCAGCTCTTTGAGATATTCACTAGGGGAATCCAACGCCCATGATCACTCGGTCTTATCCCATCCCGGTAGTTTTGGCATTTTCATGCGTACGAAAACCGGAACGAAATCTTTCCAAGCAACCAAGGTTGCAGGACTCATAGTAGAGGGATCTGTTATCGAGCTTAGCTTTAGTTTTCCAGGTATATCGAGGATTCTATATACACTGAACAACGAAAGCCAAAACTTAGCTAGGCGGGTGTTACCCGCCGTGATAAGTTTACGATCTAAGGCTGGAATGACTTTTGGCAATCCAGCACCTTTTGTTCGCGCAAAACGCGTACCGAGAGGGCTCATGTCATCAAGTCGTTGACCACCGAGGGACTGCTGCATCACAACGTATGATGCCTTCAATGAGATCACCAGCATTCTCATGCCAGCGTTCTGTTGAAGAGTCCAACAGTGATTAAGGAAGGTAATTACAACCTTAACCCGAGATAAACTCAACATAATACCCATAGCTGGTAACATCCTTAGGATGAAATTAACCATGGGACGACCCGCTTTTACACGGATCTTGGCACTTAGCCGATCAATAGGCATTAGTCATCTAGCGCGACGCGCGACAAGTTTTATGTTGTTGTTTGTTGTGATAGATTTAATGTTTTCTTGGTCAGTTAAGACTTCGGTTTTCCCCCCACTCCTTGTGAGAATGGGGCGAGCCGCAGCCACCCTGTACAGGGAACTGTGAGTCAGTCTAGGCTTCCTAGATCTTATCCCCACCTCCGGAGCTACCCCCGTGCAACCCTTTCGGCCTGCACATTTCGATAACCATACCTTAAAGTATAGGGTATGGGTCTCTAGTAGCTAAAGAGAGGGAACCGATCTGAGGACCTAACATCCTAAGTTATCCAGACGTAACTTTCACTCCACCTTGACCGGGGTATCAACCCGATCCCGATGTTGGGGTCGCGAGCCCGAGTCTACTTGCTACATTAGGAATCGCTCAGAACAGTACTTACCTTTAGAGTACTCGCGCCGCTAGTCCAATGAGGACAGGCATTG